ATTGCCAGCAAGTGCATTATATCCCACGGCCACATTACTACCTGTGCTTGTACTTGCCCCGTATCCTATAGCAACACTGCTCGAAGGCGCCTCCGCATTTTCACCTATTGCGATAGAACCATAATCCCCTGCGTTAGCCTGATGCCCTAATGCAATTGAACCGCTATAGTTGCTAAATGCATTGAGCCCAAGTGCTAAATCTCTTTGATTTAATCCATGAATGTCTGGTACATCAATGCCTACAGCACCTGTTTTCCCGTTTACACTTGTTACTGGGCTTTCTTCACTCCCCAATAATTGAAAATTTGAGCCTGTGTAAACAAGATGGCATATCTGCCCCGCTTTGATATTACCGTTGCTTAGAGCATTTCCGTTGGATTTTACAATAGTTTTCGCGCCTACTCCGTTGATATTTAAGGTGCTAGCTCCTGTGTTGGCATTTGTGAATTTTATTTTTATGCTTAGGCCTTCCGTTAGGCTTGATATGCCTGAGATAGATACCGTATATGCGTTTGTGCCGGAAGCTGTAGCATAGGGAATATGCTGCGTTTTATTTGCAACATGACTATCAAATTCTGTCTTTGTTGCCTGTTTGGCGTTATCCACACTACCTAAACCTACATCTGATTTAGTTGTGCCATGTGGATTTGTTCCACTGCCCGGATGCGTATATACATTTGTTTCTGCACCATTTATTTTTATATTTCCATTTGTAGCCGAATCTTCAACTTTAGTAGCCCCATCTGCTATTCTGTCTAATTTCTCTTTTTCTTCCGTGGTATAGTTTTCGTCAGATAAACCTTTAGTTCCATCTTTGTCTACCTTGTTATCTTCTATATTCTTAATCTTTGTATCTATTATCAAATTATCTTCATTAAAATCTTCTCGTTTTGGATATTCATTACCTTGCCATTGATTTAACCCAATATTGGGTGTTTTATTTTCACTTGGCATTATATCGCCTCCCTATATGTTTCAAATTCATCCCATGTAAGATTTAGCGCATCCCATGCATCCCACGATTTATTGTAACCATCAAATTCGGCCCAAGTTATATAAGTAAATTCAAATGTATAGGCCAAATGTGCTGGCTTTATTTCTTCTATTGTCAGAGTAAGGTCTGTCATATTTGCCGGAATACCCCTCACACCTACAAATTTTGCGATAAAGCTATAGTCCTCAAAATTCTCTATTATCTCAACCTCTCCATTAGAATACGAAGCTGCCACATCTTCAAGCATTTTCTTTGTTACAGTTCCAACACCTTTTGCTCTTGCTTTAATTCGCTCTCTACGGAATTGATTTGATTTTGTTACGTCAACCGAAAGGCCATAAATCTTTTCATACCTGCTTAAAAGGTCAGTGGCCGTGCTTACAAAGCATTGGTCTATTGTCTGATTAAAATCAGCAGCAAGAGTATTTATTTTGTTGCTGAGTATTTCTTGCAGTTCTTTCATAGTGTTGTTGTTTTCATATACGGGAGGTAATAAATTCATTAAATCCATCAAATCCATCGGCTTACACCTCCGTTAATGTGATCGTACCTACTATAGGCATTTCTGTTTCGTCGATTGTTGTATTAGCTGTACCACCATCTACCAATAAAGAATTGTAATCTGCTATTCCTGGTGTTGAAAGCAGTATACTGCCTATCTTTGCATAACTCACGCTGTAGGTCTCGAATGTCAGTTCTTTAAAGTAAGCCGCTATCGATGCAGTAAAGGAACTGACTACATCATCAAATGTAAAGGAACCATCTAAAGTAATATTAGCCGTTATCCCTATTATTTTTTGTTCCGGGCTATCCACAGTTACCAACGCGCCTATAGGCCGTACAGTTTCAATGTAGTCATATACAACCGATTCCAAAGTTTCATCAATTTCCATATTGCTGTTTATTACAAGGATTTTCACAGTACCGTTGCCGTTCCAAAGAGGAAAGACCTTTGCATCACCGACGCCTGGTACATTTAAAGCCCATTCACGATAATTAAAAGCGTTACCACTGGTAGACGGTCTTTGAAGATATGCATAAAATCTCGCCCTTAAATTATCGTCTGCCTCCTTATCCTGTCCAGATGTAATTATATCTGTCAATGTAGCAGTAACTCCAGATATATTATCAATATTTTCAAGCGTTCCGGTATATGTGTTTCCTAGTTCCCCGTATTGTTCGCATTCAGCTTTATAGGTATTAGTTGATATATTCCCCGTAACAATATAGGAAGTATCATTTAGCCCCCATCTGCTCCCTATCGGAAGACTTCCTGTAGTGACTATTTTCCTTATAGCTTTTGTAGCTGGTTTTCTTGTAAGCCCATAATCAACTACTACCCTGTCAAGATATTCTCCTACTGCTGTATCACCAGATACAAGGTCAATAAAATTGTTTAAATTAAAATAGGTCTTTGCCAGCTGATATGCACAAGGAGCCAAGGCATCATAAATAACAGAACCTTCTCTCTTGTCTACATCAGACGGAACTCTTTCAAGCATATCATTCAATATATTTTCGTAAGTCTTATCCTCAAACATTAAGTTGTCACCTCCTTAGAGACGTTTAAATTGCCGTATATACTTGTTACATCAAAAGTACACAACATTTCATCTCCCGTTGTTTCAAATTGAAAGTTGTCAACGTTTGTGATACGTTCATCCCGTAAAAGGCATTCATGAATTCTTCGTTTTAATTCAATTTGTACATATATTGGGTCCTTGCCTATAAGACTTTCTAACTCTATACCATAAGAAAAGCCATATATCGGGCACTCATACCTTTCAGTATTTAGTACCTTATATATAGCCTGCTTCACTGCTTCCAATCCATTAACAAAGCCTTGTATTTTTTCGCCTAATTTATATGTCTTACTTGTTTCAATTTCCTCATTAGTAGTTAATTCAACGTCAATAATAGATGCTTCTGGTGTTATCATCTGCTCACGTCCTTTATCTTTATACTCGTTATGGTCGTATCTCCAATTACAATAGGCTCTATCTCTATGGTTGCATCTTTAAATATATTAACTAAGCCTATTATTTCAACAATATAAAACTCTTGGCCACCATTGTTTCGGATCAGCTTTACTTTATCACCCGGCTTAACAAAGTCTTTTAAGTTACCGCTTATAAGCTCCATAGGAACAACCAATTTATCACTTACTCTTATGCCCTCGGCTTCTACGGTACCTAATACAAGACTACATAACTTAGTATTACTTAGATAATTCTGTACTATAGTTTTAATTTCATTAATCATATCATCAACTCCAGATCCATCGTATGCGCCGGTAAAAATTCATGGGTTACAGATTTCACTATAAGCCTTTTATTTAAAGCTATATCTGAAATTTGCCCGTAAAAACTTGAGCCTGCTCTAATCCTTACGTCCCCCAAGCACTTTAAGCTCAGCGTTTCCATTTCTCTATTATATAGCTTTAACAAGTTATCAGCCTTTGCCTTAGCCTGTGATGCGTTATAATTTTTATCTAATTTCTCAAAGTACTGTAATAAACCATACTTTTCAATAGATTTGCTGTCGTATACTTTGTAGGCATCTGCTTTCCCTGTTTTTTCATTTCCGCTAACTAACTTGACCTGATTATAAAACTCATCATCAATAGACTTTTCATGTTCATAATCATATACAAAACTTTCATCACCAAGTATTAAATTCAACCGTAATTCTTTTAAATCTCTTATAGCGATACTTCCGAATTCATCTCTAAGAGAATACCATGCCCCTTTATTCCTCAATGTATCCCCTATTGCATCATAAACTATGTCCAACCATGTCTTGTCGTCCTGTGCGCTGGTAGGAAGTTTATATCCTGTATCGGATAATGTACCTGTTTTAAGCCCGAAATAGTTGCACATTTTCTTTACTAAGTCCGTTACTGTATTATTCTTTACAACAATTGTATCTTTTGCCTTGCAATATCTAAGCTGGTCATATGCCGTTACGGATATTTCTTTTTTACTGTCCCTATTCACCTTAAACACAAAGCCACTGAATATATTGGCTCCATCATATATAAAACTTACACCGCTGCCATTAGTGATAACCAAATCGTCATTTATATAGCTAAATTCAAGCTTACTGCACCCGTCATTAAATTTATCGGTATAAGATACCTTAGTTACAAGCTCACTGATTTCATACATTTTCCCACTCACTTTAACAACAAATTTCATATCCATATGCAGCACCTCTAATTTGGTATGGTTAATTTTTGTCCGGGATAAATCAAAGACGGATTCTTAATTTTATCCTTATTAGCATTAAAAATCTTAGTATATTTAGATCCGTCTCCATAATACTTCTTAGCTATAGCCCACAAGCTATCCCCTGACACAACAACATAAGAGCCGGTACTCTTAGGACTAACCTTTGGTACCGGCTGCTCTTTTTTAACCACAGCTTGATTTGAATTAGGCTTTGCAACAACCTCTGATTTCTTTCCAAACTCCCTATATTCTAGTAATTTAAAAGAAACATACTTGTCTCCTTCTTCTCCTGCTTTTTCTGTTATAGTTAACTCTTCTATCAATACTAATATATTAATCTCATCTTTCCCCTCATTACTTGCTATAAACCTAACAGGCTCTAATGAAACCCTCCATTTCCTAAATAAGTTCAAATAGAAATCAGGCCCTTTAAACTCATTCGGAACCTCATTATAATGTAAGGCTTCATGGGGAAATTCACACTCAAAGCTATATTCCCGCAGCCCCATATGCGTGGGTACTACAATTTGCCCTAATTTTAGTATCTCATATTTCTCATTTGCTTGTGTGGTAGAGGTCTCTATCTGCTCAGGGTTCACCGGAAGTCTATAGGTTGCATTATCTTTATCGAAAAATACTGCATATCCACTCATTAATATGCCCCCTCCGCTGCTGTTGCTATTTCTTCCTGGAGGATCTTCTTTATCCTGCCGGCAACCTTGTTTGCATCTGCTTCTTCATGTATATCTCCAAATTGTACTGTTATATTTGGCGCAAGCGTAGCAGTACTAAATTTATTTATATACTCTCTTTCTGCAATATCTCGGAGATATTGCAAGTCCTCTTTGGACATATCAACATCTACCTTTTTATTTTTACCAGTTCCGTCTACTGTTACGGGATTGTTAGGAGTGCCAAATTGGGAAAAGTCAAAACCTTTGTTTCCTTTGAGGAATTCAGTTGCTTTATCAACTGCTCCGTTTATTTTATCAGGAATACTTTTGCCGATATTGCTACCCTTCGTATATCCTTCAGAATAATCCATAAAATCTTTAGTTTTCATATACTCAGTCCATTCTGCTTCGGTTTTTATAGTATCTGAATCTTTTTTAAGTTTGTTTTGAAGCCTTTCTATCCCACTTGTTATATTAACCTTTACGAAAGGTATTTTATTAAGTAAATCTTCTATACCTTGTGCCATCTTTGCAATATAACCTAATACTGTGCTTGCAAGATCATAAAATAAAGCTTTAATCGATGCAATTGGATGTTTAAATACATTACCAAAGAAATTTACAAATGCAGCTACCGCATTCCATATCCATACGAACTGGTTATAACAAAATGCCGCGAATACTCCTACGATTCCTCCTACAACCCCCAATATCTGCTCCCATGTTGCTCCAAATTGCCTTGCAGCAGAAATTGCAATTGCAATAACACCTATAACCAATAATATCGGCCAGGTCATTTTTAATATCCCTATTGCATTGGCAGCCCACAACGGTATCATCAAAATAAGTTTTCTAATTATATTAACCAATAAGATACCTCCTATAACTCCTAATATAGGGCCTATCGTGTCCCAACCAGCCACAACTGTATTTACAATCCATTCTGCTGCTTCCGCTACTAATTCAAAGCCTACGGTCATTTTTTTCAAGAAATCTTGGAATCCATTTGTATTAATCACCTTATTTATACTTTCCATAACTCCTTCAAATGCTCTGGTTGCGCTGTTTTTTATCTTGTTCCAAACATCAACAAAGGTCATAGGCAGAGTTTTAAACTTCGTGTTTATATCATCGGCTGCTGTAAATAAAGCATTTTTTATAATGTCTGCAGTAATTGTGCCCTCTGCAGACATTTTCTTTAACTCGCCTTTACTCTTACCAGTATATTTTGCAATAGCATTAGCGATTAGTGGAGCATTTTCTGTTATAGCTCTAAATTCATCGCCTTGCAATCTTCCGGACGCCATAGCTTGGGTGAGTTGTAGTAATGCAGATGATTGTTCTGTGGCACTCGCACCACCTACTTTAAAGCTCTTTTGAACTAATTCAGTAAAAGCAATTAGTTCATCATTAGATTTAAAATTTTCTCCAGCCAGCAATCCCATTTTAGCAACTGCATTTGCCATACTTGAATATGACCCTCTTGATCTCTCTGCTGCGGCAAATATTTTGTCTTGAAGTTCCGCTTGCGTTTGCAAGCCATCATTAATCAAGGAAAGCCTTGCACTTGTATTCATAAATTCATCTGTAATATTCATGCCTTTCATCGCTCCTGCAATTAAAGCAGCTATACTAATAAATTTGCCAAGCCCCAAACTAGCCCTGTTAGCGCTTGCTCCTGTTGCTTCTAATTTAGAGTTGAAAGTATCTGTACCTCTGCTGGCCTTAAGTATTTTATCAGTTGCTTCGTCGGTCTTACGGTTTATTTTATCAATAGTAGTTGAATATCCATCAAATAACTTAAACATTGCCTTCAATGTTGCCATCATCGCCTACCTCCTTTCGTCTTTATTTTAGACAATTCTCTTTTTTCATTTTCAACCCTAACCTGTATACTTGCATATATAAAAGCCTTCTCCCGGCTGCTCATATCATTCAAAGCAGAAGGAAGAATATGAAGTTTTTGCAAGGCAAAATGCGCAAGATTAAACTCGGCATCGCCTTGCTCTATTCGTTTTTTACTTCTTCAATATTATCATTTATATCTTCATCTAAACCGCTCAATTCTTGTACTGCTTGAGCCAGCTTTGCGTATTCCCCGATATATAACATTTTTTGAAGCAACGCAGATTCTCCAAGTACTCCATAAGCCTTTTGTAATTCTGCGTTTTTTAAGTCAGGAAATACAACAGCTCTTGATGTTAATTCTGACACATACTCCACTCTGTCGAAAATTTCATTATCATTTTTATCCCTTCTGGTAAATTTTTTAATAAGCTGCTTATTTTCTTCCTGCGATATGGCACGTATAACAAAAGGTACTGATTTCCCTTTTTCTACAAATCTGTTTGACACAATCACCTCTTTATTCTCTGTCTTTATTGGATTTAAAAATGCACCTAATGAACTCATAAATTATCTCTCCTTTTCAATTTTTTATATAAATAAGACACCCTTTCGAGTGTCTTAAAATATCACTTGCATTAACATTTTGTACGTTAAATCATCTAATTCTAGTAAACTTCTTTTCCCATCTTTAAATTGAATAGTAATTTGATATTTCCCTTTGTTTTTTCCGCTTATACTTCCTGCAATTAAACCAGCCCCGCCCAATAATGCTCCACCTATTATTCCTCTTGCTGCACCGCTTGCCGCACTTTTCCTATATTCAGTATTTATTATTTCGTAATTTTCTACAATGTCCTTACTTAATTTGATTTTTTTTAGCCAATTACAAAGTGAAACTGAATTAAATCCCGCTTTTACAACATATCCTTTATAATCGCCAGCAATTACGCTATTTATCATGCTCTCTCCCCTCCCGATTAATAATTTCACAATCATTATATCAAAAGGTCGGCAATCTTCTCAACATTATCTATCACAATGTTTTATATAAGAAATCCATTCTTCTATATGCTCAATATATTCTTCTAAAGTTTTATCTTCATATAATATTATATCTTCACCTTTTAATACTTGCATATACGTCTTTATTTTTTGCAATCTTATCTTTCCTATATAGCATTTTCTGCATGAAACATTGAATGTACCATCTGTAAGTCTTTGTAACTTCAATCTTTCGGCTTCATATAAACCCTGCTGTGTCATAGCTTCAATAAGACTTTTTATAAATATTCTTTCCTTCTCTATGACTGGAATCTCTTTGTGAGGATAAACACTATAACTTATATTATTAATTACATGATTTAATTCTTTGTCTATATCAATTTCTTGTCCTTGTTGTTTAAGTTTTCTATTCTTTCTATTTATCAACTTTACTTTTTCATGAGCCTCAGTAAGTATTCCTAAAACATTCTTTGCAAATTCTTCATTAGAAGTTATATCTGGTGCATAAGCAAATCTTTTTTTAAGTCTTAAAGAATAATTGGCCATAGCTATAGTAATCTTCCCCTTGGAATTTAAAAAATCCTCTTTGCGGACTACATAGTAAGGCTCTTTATATCTTTCGATTAATACATTATCTAATTCATGCATAAATAAATCATACTGATTTTTTATATATCTGTCATTAGTAAAACCCACAGATCTGCGCATCCTTAATAAATCAGATGAAGAATACTTATTTGTTACAGCTCCTATAACAAAAGTTGCTAAATCACGTGAGGATGTCTCTAAGTTAATTTTTTCGATTAAATCAATTTTTCTATGCATAAATGCAGATATTAAAAGTGCATCTGCTGAATAAGCTAAAAATGAGCTATTTTCATGATACATTCTTAGCTTATTTATCATGTTTACAGCTTTTTCGAATTTTCCATATAATAAATGCCTCTCTAAACCATAGTAAAATATAAATACATATCCGATATCTACTTGGTTATTTGTTATATCCTCCAGCCATTTTAAATAGACATATCTTTGCCTTGGGGTAAGTTTGTTATAACTTGGATAATACCCTATGCTTTCCTTGTTATTATTTAAATATCCTGCGGGCTCAATAGATAAATCAGTATCTATTAAAGAAGGTTCAGAAAAAATATTTTCTCCGTTTTCTTCATAGTTATTTCCCTTTACCCATAATAGTTCTTTTACATCAGATGGTATATTTATATTGTCAAAATTTAAATAACTATCATCGGGAACATATCTCTCTTTTAGAGTAATCTTAAAAATATCTGATGTAGTTACAGTAGGCTTTGTTTCTGCAGGAACATTTTTATTCCTATTGTTATTACTAAAACTACCAATTCTCATCCTATAGCATTCATCAATTTTATTAAACCACTTTTCATATTTATTATCATCTACAATTCCATGCTCAGCGCCCTCTCTCAAGATATTCAATTTATCCATTGCCAAATCATATCTTGATATAAATGTATCGGAGTTTTTAGTTTTTGCCATTATTTCATAGCAATCATTTAATATCCTCATATTATTTTCAAATTGCCTATTTAAAATTTCAGATTGAGTATCATTCTTGATGTAGTTACGTGTTTTAATATTATTATTTAATGTCTTTTTGTTTAACATTTTTATGTCACGTGAACCAATTTCATTTTTAAATTTTCTTCTTAGAAATCTTAGTAAGGAATAACTCAATGAGATTAAAACACAGCATACTATAAACGAAAGCATTCTTATTGCCAAATTACTTGATTGGTCTGTAAGAATTATCATTGAAACTACAATAAGTGCTATTAAAAATAAAAATACATATACGATTGCCAGCCCAAGAAAAAATTTCTTCATATTTCCCCCTCCTAATAAATATATACAACATAATTATATCAGAAGGGGAATGTTTTTCCATAATTATCTATAATTCTCCGGCAAATCAAAGTAACTCAATCCTTCTATAGAATCAAATGTGAAGTCTGTATCTATGGTAATGGGATCATCGCTTTGATCATCCAACGTGGTTATAGGAATAGTTTTAAGCAGTACGTTCAACAATACAACCTCTTGAGACCCTATTGTAGATTGGCTGTCTTCATTACGGACCTGCAACTTCAATCCGCCGTATTTGCCTTCCTTGATATACTTAATAGCCAACTTAAGCATATCCGAATTCATAAAGTACATCGTCATACTGCCGGTACCTTCAGCTCCGGTGACTTTATGCTGAGTCATCCTATGCCCTAACATATTCCTCGTTTGCACCGTTAAATCAAGTTGAGCCGTCAATTTTGATATCTCGAACAATTCTCTATTAGATCCATCTATAGTAATATAAGCCTTCCCCTCTTTGGAGGAAATAGTATCCGCTAACCTTGGATAATTATCTGCCATGTTTTATCCCTCCTTTATGACAAATTAACCGTAATATACATTTTTTCTACACTATCAACTGGCTGAATATAACAATCTATAACCACAGCATCAGAATCATTCCCGGGATTTACGGTCACATCTTCTGGTGTAAAGTTCTGTATAGCATTCATCTGCTGAAGTTCATTAAAATATTCAATCAATGACGCTCTAAGCAATGACCTGCCATCAGGATTATTATTAATCTTACCTACATAGTTCGATTCAAATATTGTAGTTATGTCATTATTAACATTATCTAATACTCGTATTACCCTGTTTTTCTTAAACTGCTTTCCCTTATCTGCCGTAACAGTAGTAAGAGAATTAATATCATATACAGCCGTAACGTTCTGAGCAGTATCAACTTTAAATATAAACTTATCCGCTGTAATAGCTGCTTCCATCTCTGCTTTTGTCATCCTCGGTACCACATCAATAGCGCCAACATAATTCTGACCTGTGTTTGACTTATTTATATTTGCTCCTGCCGTCTGACCTGCTACCCATGCAGTAGTTTGTGCAGGTGTTAGCTCTGTCTCATCTGCCAATTTTACTCCTTGTGCAACGTTAATTATTGCTTCATCATCAGCTTCATAATTTGCTAATACAGCTTGTATTTTTACTCCTTCATCTTTTCTCATGGCATCAAGCCACGTCTTAATCATAGCCTTATTTTCTTCATATCCCGTTCCATCATAAGGATAACAAAGTGTATTAAACGATATTGTTTTTAATTTAGCTAAAGCTGTAGTTAAGGTTGCGGCTGTATGTTCAGTACCTAAATTATACAAAAGTACCGTTTTAGCTCCTTTTAAAGCTTCATTTGTAAGCAGTTTATCTGCAGCGGTAGCGCCTTCTGGATATTTGCTTGCATCTGTAGCCGTTATTTCGTATATCTCCCCCGCAGCTCCTACGCTCATTTCCTGTAACAGCGCCACAATGCCCCTGTCACCCGGCGTAATAGATAGCGGGGCATTTGTTCTAAAATTCAAATAGGCACCAGGAAGTATCTTGTCTTGACTTTCCCATGTTCCTGCCATATTCTCACTCCTTTATATATTTGTAGTTTGCTCTTGCATCTTTACAAACTCTTCATTTTTTATCTCTGAATAGTTCACATAAGAAGTAAAATGTAATACATTATCCGTTATTGTTGCTTGTTTATTAAAAGCTCTATAACTGCCTACTAAATCAAATCCTCTGAACAAACTTGATGATACTTCCAAACAGTCATTTTTAATTTCCGTAGTTCCCTTATCGCTAAAATAAGCTATATCAAAAGAAAGCAGACTTTTAAATTTATTATTAAGTCTTTTGTTATAGTCTTGCTCTATAAGAGTAATTAAAAAAGAAGGTGTTTTAAATTTTTGAGGAACATCTTCATCATAGATTGTATGATTAGGATATAATTCTAAAAGCTTATTTACTATAGCTTGTTTTATATTATTTATCATGGTCTCTATTCACCTTCTTAACTTCTTTTTCAAACTCTTGTCTCATTGTTTTTTCTGCTTTACTAATAGCTTTTTCTAACATAAATTGTCCCGGTACCCATGGCTTCACTAATTTCTTGCCTATTGCGGGTACATAGCGTCCTACTTCCTGCCCATGGCCATAGTTCACATAGCTGCTGTAATCTGCCGGATTTTCTAATGTTTTAGTAACTCCATCTGCTGTTTTTATTGCTGGTGTAGTTCCCCAGCTTTTACGCATAAAACCTGTTACGACCGGAGTATTCCTTTTTACATCTGCCAATCCGACATTTACAGACTTATTTAATACTTTCACATCAATATCGGATATATCATCAAACATTGATTTAAGTTCTTTGCGGTATTGGTCGATAAAAGCTTTATTCCTTCTGTAATTACTACTTGAATTATGGCTCATACCATGTCACTCCTTTTAATGCTAAATTCCATATGATTTGTATACGGAAATCCTTCACCAACATTCAGCGTCACCTTCCTGCCGTTTCTCTGGGTAACTATAACCTTATCACCCTCCTGAATATCTGCGTCTAAGTTACAAAACAAAGTATAGGAATTGACTATAGTAGGTACTCCATCAGTGCCCGTATCAGCCAAAGAGCCCTTGCTATACTGGCATCTGATATTAGAATGAATTAATTTCTCTTTACTTTTTGTAATCCCGCCTTCCACTACATCAATCCATCTATAGATATCCATTCTATCTCGCCAAAGCCTTTCAAGTGGATTCATTGTCTCAGCCTCCTAAAAGTCCGTAATGTTCTCATATCCCTGTCGGATAGTCCATAAATGGTTTCTTTGGAGGTTTTCTCATCCACGTTATACGTTATGGAAGTGTCTCCTTCTTTAACCGATTCGATATCAAATACAGAAGAATTACCATTTTCAGCCTCATAATTTATTATGTTTTGGACCTTCTTGCGGATGAAAGGCTCTAACTCAATAGGCAGTTCTTTTAAGTTACAATAATTTAAGACTTCCTGAATTACGTCTTTTATAATTAAATCCTTATCATCATCAATAATCTTCAAATTTTCTTTTACCTTCACAACCATTTCATCGGTTGGCATTATATCAGCTCCTTTAAAAAAGGGAGCTGATTACTCAGCACCCTCTAATAATTTAATGAGATCCCCTTTCTTTGCTTTTACATCATATTCGATGCCTTTTTCATCAAGCATTTTCTTTAAGTCTGTAACTGTAGGTTCAGATTTTTTCTGATTCTTCATTACATGTTCATGCAACCGTTTTACTCTCTCTTCGTATAATGACATAACATCTCCTCCTATTAAGCGGTTTTGAATACGAATTTTACAATACGGATTTTCTTTGGCTCGTATACCCTAGTCCAGTTAGTGCCGGTTGCTAATTCAGTCAAATTCGGAAATTTCTTAGTTAAACCTGCTGCCGGCTCAACCCATTTAACCCCACGGGGATGCAGGATAGATAGACGTCTGTTAACCAAAATATCCTCCCCTGCCAATGACAATCCGTTACGTACTACCTCTGTTTCTTTGATGTCCTTGTGGCTGCCATTACCCCAGGCAATAGCACCTGCACCGAATAAGTATGCTTCCGATGCACCAGTAGCTGTATCGAAAGCAATACTGTCATCCACTATAACCCTCTTATTCATGAAATACGGTACTCTTACCTTACCTTGGGATTCTTGCACATATTCGATAAGATCATTTTTTGCAAGATAATTCTCGGTTGCACTGTGAATCATAACACCGGTTAATAAATCCTTGGCATCGCCCATTTTTTGCACTGCATCCAAGAATGTCCTACCGTTTATAAGAGCCGCATCTCCTGTTTCTGCTGTAATGTCATGGACTTTATCTGACATATTAGCTGCTGCAAAAATGCCATCCAGAATAGACAACAGGACACTTTGATACTGTCTATCCCAGTAGGCCGCAAATAAATCGGCTATGGCTCTCATTGGATCATCACCAGAAAGTAAACTTGTCAATGCATTTGCACCAAAAGATTTTACAAATCCAAGTTTTCTGGCAACGTCTTTATCCGAGCCAATATTGCCGGGTTGAGATTCACCGGTATCATCCATAATTTCAATGTCTCCAGTTAAATCATTCCAAAAAGGCATATTGGCTGTTAGATTTGGACCACTGGCTAATTCATCAAATTGTTTATCGTTCTCTGCAATTCCGCTTTGTATTAAAGCGGATAATTCCATTGTTCTGTTAATAGTATAAGGTGTAAACACCTCAGGTTGAATAACGTCTGCTACTCTTGTAATATCTGGCATAATTTTTACCTTTCCTTTCTATAAATTTTTTTATTTTGTACTTGCCATTAATTGTTTTGCAAGCTCAGGGTTTTCTCTAAGTAATTTTCCCTGTTCTGTTAAGTTAAAATGTTCTTTACTCCAAGGATTTTTTATCCCATTCGGATTTTTTTCTTTATTATATGGTTCCCTGCCTTCAATTACCGGCATAAATAAATCTTTATATTGTTCTTTTATAGCCGTCAATTGTTCATCGATGCCGGTTACCGAACCATCTGTATTAACTGCTAATTTTGTCTTGTCAAATTTGGTCGTCAACAAATCTGGATATTTGGTATCAGTGAGTTTTGATTGTATAGCAGCATTAATTGTCATGTCTTTAAGTTTAGCCTCATACTGCTCTTTAGTTGTTTTGTTGGTTTCCTGCAGGACTTTAATTGTTTTCTCCAGTTCTTCATTGCCTTTAACTTCGCCCTCAAGGTCTTTGAGCTGCTTGTCTCTTTCTTTGATATCATTTTCTAATTGCTTTTTAGCTTCCGAAACTTCATTGTACTTATCCTTTGGGATTAGATACTTCGGCATTTCTTTATTCATATCTCCAACTATTCCGTCAATCTTTGATTCGTCTATGCCTGCCTTTTTCAATAATTCCTTTAACCAATCCATTTATTCATCCCTCCATACATTTTTATACAGGTCTGTGCCTGTTTTAGGTTCTTTCAGTTTATACTCATAAATACTAAAAAGAGTAATAAAAAAAGACTATCCAAAATCTTAATAGTCTTACTTCTTTAGAGTTTATGGATGCCTTATCCATAAACTTCATATTTAAGCATAAGAAAAGCACCTACTATTTTATTTAGCAAGTGCTTTTTACGGTATTAAATCTGCAATTCCTTTAGCTAAATTCGCAGCTTTTTTCATGAATGAATTTTCTTCAAGATACTCAAGCCCTTTTAAAGTTATTTTTAAATCTATAAGTTTTACTCCACGCATTCCCATACTTTTAACATAGGATATACCTTCAATGTATCCTTCATCTTGGAGCATGACCATAATAGCTTCCCATCTATTTTGAGATACTCCTAAAGTTTCCGCAGAAATAAGCCTTGCGTCAAATTCATCATAATCCATAGCTTTTTCAAGGGTTTTCAATATCTTATAGATAATTTTGAAGTTATCCATACTAACATCCCCTAAAAATTATAATCTTTTGCATCTAGCTTTATATCTTTGTTGTTTAATATTTTTTCATCAATATCAAAATCAAGGCCTAAAGCCTTTAAATCATAAGCTCTTAATTGTCTTTGAATATTAGAAAGTATTTCATTATATGCTAATAATTTTCCTTGTTTAAATTCACTATCGTCCTCTTTTATGGTATCCTCTAAATCTTCTTTAATATCATCTATTATATCTTTAAAAATTGATTCATTTTCTAATTTCATATCATTCTCCCCTCCCTTTAAGAAACTTTTCAAATATTATCTGTTCTTCCCTATTCCTTTTTAAATCTTTACTCCACTTTCTTATTAATCCTTCTTGCTGAATAGCCGATTTATTATTCCAATCTTTATCGTACTTCTCCGGATTTCTTATTTTATCTTTGTGTTCATCTATTTGTTTTTGATGACTATTAATTGATTTTTTAATTTGAGCATCCGAATATTTTATACTGGCTTTTTCATATGTCCCTTTATGCCTTCCTCCTGATTTAGCTATTTCATAAATCTTATCTCCATCAAGATTTAAAGCTTTGTAAATCCGTTTATTGTTATCCCATTCTTTAATATTATTATACTTCATATCCTGGAACTTATCAAAGGAATTAGGTATGTCTTTTCCTAAAACTTCCTTATATCTTTCATACTGTGCTCTGTCACTATGCCTATTCTTCCACTTCTTTTCGGCTGTAATTGCTTCTGGATTGCTCTCAACATATTTCTTATGCCATTCAGTATAATTCATATCTGCAGGTGCTTCATAACCCTTGCCTGTTACCGGGTCCCTTGCCACTCTCGTATCTTCTGAAGTATCATTGTCATCATAATATGGTACTGTAGTAGTCCTACAAAATATGTGATATGGCGGATAATTTACTCCGACAGTAGCTTTTTCTACATCATATATTTTCCCGTCTTCACTTCTGCATATATCCGATGTTTTCATATCAAGAGTTGCAAGTATTTGATACTTTGTTACCCCATCTTCTTTATACCCTTCTAAGGTTGCCTGCTCCATGATAAAGCTACTTTCAGTATGCAGCAGCCTATATGCTTCATATTCCTTAACATCAAATTTCTTGGCAAAATCTCTACTTAGAGTACTTGGATTCTTGCCTTGCACCAACATAGTCGTAATAGATTCATTCAGCTGCTGCAGCATATGGTCTTTTTCTTTCCATATCCGAGTAGAAAAATCAGCTCCATTGAAAGGATATTTTATGAGTTCCTCTATAGTATGTGGATTAACTTGTGCAAATTCCTGATGGAAACCATGGTATTGGTCTATGTTATACCACGTCTTGTAATATGCATCGGAATATACATCTTTTAGAACATCTTCCCCTTGAGCTTGATAATCTATAGAATATAGTCGTTGAAGTATGGCGTCAATCTGTTTTTCAAGAACTTGATACCTCGTCATCCTGGCTTTAATGGACATATTGTTAAGCTCTAAATTGTACTCTCCCATATGCTCGTTTACCTTGGCTATAAAATCTTTTAAATCTCCTATTTCAACTTTACTAAGTAACTTTTGAGCGTCTGCATAAGATACTATTTTGTTTTCATTCATATATCTTACATAAAAATCATTTATAACCGATTGAATTTCCCCCTTTGATTGCTCAAATGTCTTCTCAAGTCTCTTGTAATACTCCTTAATTTTCATTTCCCCGGCAAGATATTTTTGTTCCTGCCTTTTTTCCCAATATGAATTTGGCATTATTCATCACCTGCTTGATTACCTTCTTTAAACATTGGAGGTTCATCTGGCTTATTTTCCTTTTTAATTCGCTTTATTTCCTCGTCTACGTTTTCTACCCAAGGATGGTTAGTTATAATGGTCTCATCAGAGATTATACTCTTGCTGTTTTGACAATCCGTAATGGCTTGGCTTTCATTGATTGCTATATCCCGGTTAAATACTATTGTAATTTCTTTATCACCTGATACATGTTGTTTGGTTATTCCAAGATAGATATTTACAAACTGAAATAACTCCTCAAGCGCCCATTTAAACCATCCTTCTAATGCATTACATTTTAAATCTAAGCCCGAATATATAAATTTTAAAGCTATCCCTGATGGGTTATTCCCTAATTTGTCACTATTCTTGTCCACTCCTTGGCCAAAGTCAAAAATATCCTTCTTTAATGCTTCATAGTGAGCTTTAGCAGCTTCAATGTTTATATTATTTTCTATCTTATCTACTCCGGCATCATCATCTGGATCTATTTTAATCCCGTGATAGTATGCTAAATCTCTTACAAATTCACTTAAACTACTTCCTCCATAACCTTTCAAAATGTATACCACATTCTTAATTTCATCAAGAAGGTTGGATACATCGGACCTTGTCTTATCATAGTCATCAATCAGAGTTTTCACAAATTGTAAGTCTGGCAATTCAAAATCATTATTTTTAAAATAAATGAATGGAACCTTTCCCCAATTAGAAGGTGTATTGTTTATCTTAAAATGCCCATCATAAGAGCTAGATCCATCGAGATACATTTCCGCATCTAATATAACCTCTCTCTTTTCATTATCAAGAACATAATATTCTACATTATCAGCAGTCCAATACTCTATTTTGGTAACATATTTCTTTTCTTTGCCCTCATAGACTTCTATTTCATAATATCGTATAACTGCCTGTAGTTCCTCGTGATCATTATCTACCCAAATAGGTATGATCTGTTCAGATGGAATTTTTATAGTTCTAAATTGTCCTTTTGAGTCTATATACACATGAAGCCATGCTATTCCTTTATTGCTCGCTTCTGTGCCAAGTTGAGTCAACTTTTTTTGAAATCTCTTTCCTAAAACTTTTTCAACTATTTTAAGATATTCCTTATCATCACATGTTAAAGTATATGGTTTTAATAACAAATAATTGACTTTATCATCAACTAAGGTATGCATAAATCCGTGAGCAAGTTTATTATTAGCTTTAGTTTCATCTTCTACAGGCCTTTCATCTTCATATCGAACCATTTTTCGGTTTAGAATATCATTTTCAACTTTGTAATATTTTTCTCCTTCAATCATAAGTCTGCGTTCTTTAGAAACATTAAATTCATCTATATAAATCTTTATAAGTTCTGGAATTGTTAATATGTTCACATTATTATTAAAAATCATCTTTTCACCTCTTTTACTTAAGAAATGTAATCCCTTTACCCCTGAATAATACTGTATTCACAAAATATCTATCACTATCTAAACAATGATCATTCTGTTTTATAGGCTTATCTTCACCCCTCTCTGCCGCTTTTTCATCCCAGACGTAAGAAAAAAATTCTCTAAATGTATTTATACAACAGTTATTGTATGCTATAAGACAATTAGTTAAAGCTGTGCTCATATTTCTTATTCCGTCTATAACATCGTTATTGGCTTTCTTGACTTTAAATTTCCCATGTTTTTTTATAGTAGCAATAAAAGAAGCTGCACTTGGATCCACAATTACAGCTTTTATTTTTATCTTTCCTATAAAATTTTCTAAGTCCTGATAATATTCTTCATCAGTTTTTTGTTTGGATTCATCTCTCCCCGAATAGTAATATTCCTTTATTTTACACCATTTACCTTGATATTTCCCCCATAATCCAAAAGTAGTAGGATTTTGAGTCCCATAATCGCAGCTGATGTAATGTTCGGTACACAATTCATCATCTATAGATACTTTATGTTTGATTTCATCAAACATATCATAGACAAGTCCCTCAGCCATAACCCATAATCCTAAGATATATCTTTTAAAGAATACTCCTGAATACATTCGTTTATATCTTTCTCTCACCTTTAAGGACAATGTCAAATTGTCTTCCATAGTAAAATGTAAATAATAAACATTTTTTTCTTTAATCTTATCGATATATTCAGTCTTGAAATAATGGTATGGCCCTCTTGGGTTACAATTCATAAATATTTTTGAATTATCTATTGAGCATCTGCCTATCATTTGGTCTACAAAAGATTGAGGAAACAAAGCTACTTCATCAGCAAGAGCCCCTGCAGCTGTAAGCCCTTGTAGTACATCTTGTGAAGCTTCATTGTTGGCGCCAAATAAATAATAAGTATTGCTACCTATAATAATAAAATTTTCAGACCTATTGTATTCACTTTTAATCACCCAAGATTCTAATATTTGTCTCATAGGCTTAACTACATTTCTTTTCAATGCCCCCATAGATTTCCCGGCAATAATAAAATCCTGGCTTTCAAAATTAGTTAATGACCATCTTAAAAAACTGCATATCATTGCAATTGTTTTTCCTGAACGTATAGCTCCATCCGCTATAACTATATCTTTATTTTCATGAACAGAACCATCTTGCCACCAATACAATAGCTTTTTCTGCTTTAACGAGAAAGGCTTGAATTGAAAAGTTTTAATTTTCTTTTTCTTGAATATCCTCATTGTTATCATCCTTGAATAATGTTTTTATTTCTTCTTTATTTAATTTAGTAGCTTTTAGGAATGAATTTATACCTTTCTTATCTTCATCACCTTCTTCGGCTCCAAATACCTTGGCTCTTTCGATCTCTATTCGATCCTTCTTAAGCTTCAATTCTATATCTGCCTTATATTTATTAAATTCAAATCTTTCCTTCTCAAGCTGTAACTTTTCTGTATCTCCTGCTATTTTAGCCTTAGCCTCAATAAGTCTTCTAAGTTGATCCATGCAGGCATTTATGCCAGCTATCCTATCTTCTTCTGATAATTCTTTTTTTACCTTTTGGTCAAACATATTATAAAAAAAAGACTGTTTCAAATTAAGTAGTCTTGCGATTTTAAGCCTAAGCAGCTTTATTTCATCATCCACATTTGTAGACGACTGCATCACACTAAATAATATCTTATCTTCTGTATTAAGCATATCGAAATATATTGATTGATACGCACCATGTTTAATACTGTTTAAATTTCCTTCGGGAGCTCCACCGTCATTCCCTACTGCATTCTTATTATTAAAGGGTGCACCCTTTTTATTTTTGTGTGCATCCTTTTTTTTATATTTTTTCTTTTCATCAGACCATCTATATCTTTTTATCCAGGACTTTAATGTATTTATGGATATATTGTATTTATCGCATATATCCTTATATTTCATTCCCTTAAGATAATCCTGCTTAGCCTTATCTCTTATATTGTTGTCCACATCACCACCTACTTAATTAAGTTGTTTTTTATGTACGAAAAAAGAGCCTTAGTTAGAGGCTCTATAGTAAACTAATTTTTATTTATATCTAATATTATTTGATTCTTCAACTTTAATTTGATTTAATATATGTAAGCATAAGTTATAAAAAGCTATTTCTGTGGCATCTTTCTTACTCTTATTGTCTCTGTAAAACATTATTATTAAAATGGCTGCAAATACCGCAATATATGTAAAAAGTAAAAAACTATCTGTTTTATTTCGATCATAAAAGATCTTTATAAAGACCATCATGATTGTTATGGCTAACGCAAAATATGATACCTCAGGGCTACAATCATAATTTGTTATTTTATCTTTCTTAATGGTAAGGCGATACCTCTCTTCCTTATAATTAGCATTTTCAATATCTTTATACTGCTCTTTTACTTCTGCAATAAATTTATTATAAAACTGTTTATCGTCTGAGACGCACGCTTGGCTTTGTTTATGAAAATACTTTTCAAAAACATTTCTTAATTGTTTTCTTTCACTACTTTTAATAATTTCTTCCATATTTTATCTCCTCTTTTTCCCCTATACTTCTACAAAAAGAGAGGAAATCCTTTCTAATTTGCAACAATATTTTGCATAAGAAAAGAGCCTTCTAATAGCCCTTAACTTACTTGATTATTACCTAATATAAATTTCTTTCTTTTTATAAATTAGGCTGTGGATATATGGCAGTATTTAAATCATTATAAAGATCAAGATAGTGAACTTCTGTATTTAATAATAACTTCATATACTCAGGAGTAGCATAATAACCGCCATTAATATAAACTACATCACCACTTAAAGTCTTATCCGTAAGCGTTTCTAAGTTTGAGGTTGAATATGGAACAAGTTCATTTGGATCATAGCTAAACGTATAAGCATTCACTGTATTAGTCTTTGCATCCCATTCCACTTCAAATCCAGCAGACTCTAAAACCGCTTTAATTGGTAAATAAGTTTTACCGTTTTTAACAACAGATTTTGTATCATTTTGAATTTCAACGTTATTATTGTACAGAATTTTAGTTCCAATTGGTATTTCAATTCTATCATGTTCAGTTATTACTATTGCTGTTGATTTAGCAGCATCGTAACCAATAACTACATCTGCAATAGTTCCAATAATCCATTCATATTCTTTTAAAGCGTACGTTATGTTCAGCCCTATTTTATTGAAATATTAACATCACTTGAAATTTTGATATTGCTATGCCAAAAGTTAAATTCATCCAGCTTTTGAGTTACTTCATCGTAAACATTTTCTTTTCCAGCAGGATCTCGAATTGTAATAATCAAACAAATTTCTTGGCTTAATTCTATTGATTCTGCCGCCGCCTTCCTCTCCGTATGATCCCTGAATAACCCACGCACATACAAATACCAATTTTTATCTTCCGAGAGATAATGCAATTTATTTGATTCGGTCAATTCAGATAAGTCGACAGCGTATTTTTTTACAGGGTAGTATTTGTCCCCATATTGAATAAGTAGCCTTTCCCTTAAAGCAAAATCATCAATTTTTTCTCTCATCCTCATCTTGCTGTATAAATTCCCACGAAATAAATTTTGTGCTCCTTGTCGACCAACAGGATTAAGAATATTACGTTTGCTTATATCTCTTTCAGTCTTAGCATCATATGAACCAAACTTCACATCCACATTTGATTGACAATATTCAATGCCTTGTGTAGGATCAAGAATAGGATCATAAACTAATGTAGCAATTACTTGGCCAGAATAGAAACCATCATGAATTAGACAAGTTGGCATAGGAAAATCCATTATGTCTATGTATTCACCCTTAGCCAAACTATCTCTTAATATGAGTGTCGCTTCATGCGGAGCATTATAAATTATATCTTTAACTGTCTTAGGCACTCCAAATCCCAGTTGCTTTGTTCTCTCTGTAATAGGTACTTTTAAATTTTTTGTATAAGAGGCAGAATGAATAATAAGGGCTTTAAGTAGCAAAGGATCAAATTCTTCATTTAACTCTTGATACAATCCTGCTGCAAGCGAAGTGATACGAGGTGTGGAAAAACTTGTCCCAACAGAGCTTGAAAGCTTTCCATCTTTAGAAAAAGATTTTACACCTGTTATTACTAATTTGCCTGAATTATCAATACCTGCATTTCCTCCATAATGTGACACTTCTGGCTTGATGATATATTCGGGGCCAGGACCAATGCGAGAGAATGGCGATGGATTATCTATATCGACAAAATCATATTTTCCCTTATCTTGGGCAACAGAACCAACAACCAATGATCTTACGGAATCGGCTCCTTCATGAATTCTTCCTTTAGGAAGCCCGTGAGCAAAATTTGAACAGTTACCAGCAGATTTACAGATAAGAACATTGTATTGATCTTGAAGGAAGTCTAATGCAATCGCAAAATCGGAAAATTTAGTATCGCTCACCGGCTTGGTGATGCTTATAGATAGATTCCAAATTTTTATATTTTGATAATTTGCAGCAATTGCTTCTTTTATATTTGCTATCAAATCATCTTCATCTAACCCTTCTTTATCTGTATCAGGAAAAACCGTTGCATCAAAAATCTTGATTCCGTGATGTCCAACCCAATCTTTTTGTTCACAGATATCACCGTATAAAGCAATACCTGCAACAAATGTACCATGTGTAGGGTTTATATTTTTATCCGGATAGACAGTCCATCTTTTATCTACTATCCACGGTGCAAGATGTGGAATGGGAGCAATTCCATTATCCAAAATCCCAATTGTAACATATCGCTGCGTTTCCCGTGGACGAATAATATCGACATGATTTTCATCTGATAAAGAGTCCAATTCAAGAAAATATTTTGGCATAGGTTCAATCGAAAACAATGCTTCATATACATCTTCATCTTTTAGACTATCTATATTGGCGTGAGAAACATGAAGTATTTTATAAATAGGGTATTGTTCAGAATAATCCGTCCTTTTGTATTCAATACCTCTTTTATAAAGCGTACGTTCAAAAAGTCGTTGAATTGCAAGATTTTGTTCGTAATCTTGAAAATCAATTAATTTAACTTTGTATTCCATTTGCTCATCTTTCAATATCATAATGGGTTCAAATTTCCAAAAATTTTCCAAACACGAAATTGCATAATTATTATGATCATAATCCTTCAAGCGAGAGGAGATTTCTCTCATTTGAGCAATAGAATTTAATCTGACAATTAATTCATTAGTGTTCGCTAAACCAATAACATTATTATGATTAGTAAATTGAAAAAGTGTGGATATATCTTTTCTTCTTGACTTTGCCGTGGAGTCATTACACATCTTTGCAACAAATATAAATGGAATAGCAGACTCTTTTTCTTGTCTGTTAAACATTTCCTCTTTAAAACTATCAAATGCATCAGAAAGAAATGCTGATCTTTGAGCTAATTCTTCGCCTTCTAAAAGCCACTTTGGCGGTTCAGAATTCCCACCGGGTTCTACTCTTAACTCGTCAACCTCTCTTGGTGCAAAAAATTTAATTGGTAATTTTTCATTACTCATGAGTTAATCCTCCTTTATCTCAGAAGCTTTAGAAATTGCTTGAATTTTTCGAAGTGGAATTTCTAAACTTTCATTAATTTCTTTGTGTGGTGCATTGTTTTTAAGGAGATACCGAATAAAATCCTTTTCATCATCAATTGCATGGTGAGCGTGAAAATAAACTTCTTTCAAAATATCACTGCTCGTCAAACTTTCACGGTTTTTAATAATAACATTTCGAAGAGCATTGAACACAATAGTCTTTATATCTGAATGGCTAAATCCCAACAGTGCAGTTTCCAATTGTTCCAGTTTTTTGTCATTGCCTATGATATTATTAGGTGCGTTATCTAAAAGAATTTTTACTAATTTCCCAATTTCATCCATTTGAGGCTTTTCTAAGGTAATGACTTTAGAAAATCTTCTCCAAATGGCTGGATCAAGTAATTCGTGATGATTTGTTGCGGCGATTAATATGCTATCGCTACTAAGACTATCAATATTCTGAATTAGGCTATTTACCACTCGTTTTAATTCGCCGAGTTCATTTTTATCATCTCTTAATTTGGCAATAACATCAAATTCATCTAAAAAAAGAATACATTCTCTTTTGGCAACATAGTCAAATATCTTTCTAATATTTTTAGCAGTACTTCCCAAAAGTGAAGAAATCAGTCCGTCTAAACGTGCAGTGACTAATGGCAGTCCTGTGAGAGTTGCGATATATTGAGCTACTGTAGTTTTTCCACAACCAGGAGGGCCATATAGTAATAGAGAATTTGACATTTCCAATCCTGCTCTTAAAAGATTATCTCTTCGTGTATAGCACTCAATAAATCCCTTAATTTCTTCTTCTACATACTTACTCAGTACAATCTGCGAAGAAGAAATTTGTGGCATGGATATTTCTACAATATCCATGCGACTCTCAGCATCAACTGGTTTAGTGGAAAAACTATCCAGTGAAGTTAATGCACCTTTTTTTTTGCTTAAAACCGCACGAATTCTCTTTGCTAAAGAATTCTCACCTTGAGAATCCAGATTATCAGCTAACACTGTAGCATAATTGAGGACTTTTTCTTTATCATTAGAAAGTCCACCTTCTATTATTTTAACTATTTCTGTATACAAGCAGACATTCCTCCTATTCGTTATTATTATACTCAAATATTGCATTTTTGTCAATGCATTTGTTATTAAAAATCAAAATAACGTTATCAAAATATAAATTATTGTTATCAATATTTATTATTGCTTTGTAAGAAACAATTATGCATTAATAAAATCCAACGCTAAACATTGATCCGTATATTGGTATCTATTTATGTTTTACGTGGTAATATGCGATTTATTCCATTTCTCATTACATGTCAAATTCCTTCTCATTTCGTAAAAATATGCAAAAAGACACGCCGCTCAGGCATGCCTTTCAAAAGGGGTAGGGAGATCTTTGATTTTCAAATTCCTATATAAATATACTTTTCACTACTACCATAATACCACATCTAAAACGGACAAAGAGGACAACTTTAGTTTCTCATTAAAAATCTTTCTGCCACCTTTCTTACACTGTCCGCTGTATTTCCTCCCCCTATGCTTGCCGCCACCTGCTCCCATGTCAACCCATTCACATATCTAAGTGAAAGTATCTGCCTTGTCAGACTATCGTCTATGGTGTTGATATATTCTTCTATCTCCTCTACAAGGTCCATCAATTCTTTCACTCGTCTATCAAGCCTTCTCTGCCTTCTTCTCAATTTTCTGGCATACTCTTGCACATCTACACCTCTGATTTTAGCTGTGTACTCTATATATGGAAAGCTGGATTGAGATGCCTTGACTGAATCAGATGTAGTATGAACTTGTATATCGCCTATTTGTTCTTTTAGCATTGCAATTTCACTTTTCAAATACCTTAGCTGTGAAAGTTTGTGTTTGTCCACCCCTGTCCCTCCCTATTTTCCGTATAAAATCTTCATTATCCGGTCATTTTCTTCCATATTTTTATCTCTCTGTTTACTTAAGTTATTTATTTTAACCATTATTTCGTACACCTCTTCAGACATTATCTTTACATTTTCAATCTTTTCTATAAGTAGTTTTATTTCTTCCCCAATTTCTTTATCCCTCCGGAAATTATTATCCATTCTTTGTTCATAAAGCAATTCAATGGGATTAAATAAAGGCTGCGAATGTAATATTGCATATATTAACTCATCTTTAGTAAATACGTTCAAGTCCTTAAGAGTTATTTTCTTATCTGACGTTGTTATTTCCTCCCTTACAGATTCCTTAAAAACTCTCTTACTTCCATGTAATTTAAGCTATATTTTTCGCATAGTTCAAATATTGAAGTTGTTAATTTTCTATACTTTAAACAATTTTCCCTTGCTTCTTTTCTTAACTTTTCAATTTGAATGGTAAGCCTATTTATATATCCAGTATCACACGTCTTTATAAATTTTTGTTTTTCTCTATTCAAAGACCTTATCATAGAGTCTTTAAGTATATTTTCATCAATGGAAAGTTCTTGCTTTTTAGCTCTTTTAATATATGCACTGCCAGTAAATACCCCTACGTAATCGGGTATTTCATCTTTTACTTCTTCATACAATGCCACTGGCATAACGTAATAATTAAAATGACCCAAAAATGATACCTTGGCTTTACTGCGAAAGTCTTCCTTTGATACTTTTATTTCATAAAATCGCCAAATACCTTTGGTGTCATAAGTTACATAATCAACTCTTTCACGGCCATAAAAGCCTATAGTTACTTCAAAGCACCCAAATATGCCAGTCTTATTTGTAGCATCATATATGCCTTTTTCAAGTTCTTTTGTCAAATCAGTTTTAGACACTCCAATCCCTCCTCCAGCAAACTTGGTTGACGAATTTGCCTGTTTTTCTCCGTTTGATTGATATCATTCTTATAGATACTTCCTGCCTGTTTCCTTATCTTTTAATTTAACTCTATCTATCAGTTCTAAATTCCTGTATTTAAGAATATTTTTTATTTCACGAATTGTGTCATGGACCTCTTTATCTCTTACTCTTTCAACAAAATTTTCTTTTTCAATTATTTTTGCTGCTGTGGGATCATAACACCCTGATGCATTCTCCCAATATTTACTCATTGCTCTGCCTCCTACCAAATTATCGCGTATGATTGTGCTAAAACCAAACACCAGATTATTAAACCTAAGAAACTTATAACTCTTTCGTATAGCTCATCTTCTTTTAGCGTTCCAACCAACTCTATAACTACAGACAGCATAGATATAACAAACAAAATCCATGATATTATCATCATTTCTTGTCTACCTCCTCCTAAATAAAAAACTTAAGTCTATTTTTAACATTCAGATTCATCGCCTAAAAATACAGGTAAGAATAAAGCTTGCTGGTTATTTCCCTCTACAACCAAAGCATTAACCCCGCTTTTTGGATAGGAGATAATAATATTCATTCCTGAAAATGCCATAAGCAATTTATCTATATAATATTTTTGAAAGGCTACTTTCAAATTTGAATGTTCTAACATGATAATTTCTGATGATGTTTCCTTGTATATATGCCTTTTCACGCATAATTTGTGAATAAAATCTTCTGTTTTAAGCCTAATTATATTTTCACTCTTTTCTTGTTTAATAAAGTCCTCCATGTGTAAAAAACTCTCCTTTATACCAACTGGAAAAATATTTATATCCTCTGCATGTTCTCCAAAATCAGCTCTTGTATCCCACTTGATAAGAGTATTTTTAAAATCATTTGAAATATTATTACAATTAACAATTATCCCCGCAATTCCATCCGTTGCTATTAACCGATTTTCTTCCACCATAACATGGTCTAAGAAAAATCTTTCGTCATTTTCCCGACAAAAATATGAGCATTTTATAAATGAATCTACAAATCCATCCTTTGCTTTTGCTGCAGGTTTCGCATTAATCAGCTCTTCTTCAAGCTGTCTTATTTCAGCTCTTAAACCATCACATCTATTCTCTGCTCGGCGGACTTCTATTTGAAGATCCTCGAGTTCTTCTACCCTATTTTCATATTCAACTTTCTTTTCCCTTAACCGCCTTTTTGACTGAATTAATCTTATGTCTATATCTTCTCTATACATCACTCTGCCTCCTTAATCTCTATTTCAACCCGTGGGTTATTCTTGTCCACCTTAAAATCATGTCTAAAGCTATTAACTTGTTTCCATCCATCATTTTCAATTACTCCTGCCATAACTAATCCGTCTAAAATAAACTTAATTCCTGCTGCAATGTTGTCCTTATCCTTTTTCTTACTTCTACAAATCCAAGTAATATTTAAATCTATTTTCTTAAAACGTCCTTTCCCTTTAGCCAGCCAAGCCACCATTTCTGTATATTTTTTCTTCATATCCCTGTAACATATGTAATGTGCCTTTGATGCATCTATGATTGTATTTAAATCTGGCAGCTCTCCAGGAATAACTATTGTTGCTTCCTGCATAAAATCAACCCCTCAATATTCTGTTAAGCATATAAACCCTAAGCAATGTTCCACTCAATAATAATCTCCATCTCTTGTAATTCTTCACTCCTTTTCCCCCTTAATCTTTTTTAAGTACTCTTCTTTTTTCCGCATTGCTATGTCTTCAAGCTGGTCATTGCTATACTTGCTGCTCCTCTGCTCAAAGTTATGAAATCTATTCTTAGGAGAAGTTTTTCTATTTTGTGTATTGCTCTTATCTATAGACAAAGTCATACCTCCTTTTGCCTTCCAATTGCTTAAAATTCCTTCAACATATTTCTTTGTTCTTTTTCCCTGCCTCTCAGCTTCAAGCAATGCATTTTTAGTCCACTCAAAACTATATTTCTGTTTTAAATCTAACAACCAATCAGGAGTTAACCCGTTAATATCAAATCCGCATTTTTGATACAGCTGTGCCAGCTCTTTAAGTTCTTCATCAAAAATGCCTTCTTTTCTTGCCTCAATATTTGAGGTAACTGTTTCTGCAGTAGTATTATTAAATAAATCTAGTTTAGTTTTGTTTAGTTTATATAATGCTGAAGGTTTTACCTCAGCGCTTACCTCAGTACTTACCTCAGGGTTTACCTCAGCACCTACCTCAATATTTGAGGTAAGCTCTTTATCTTCTTTTCTTACCTCAAATATTGAGGCAAAAGGAATGATTTTATATCTTCCTGCTTTTTGTCTCCCTTGATTTTTATATTCAATTCTTCCTTTTTGTATAAGAATGTTTCTATGTCTATTTAAGGTATTTTCTGAAATTCCTACCTTCGCCATTAAGGTTAGATTTGCTACGGTAAACCACTCTGGCCAACCACTCTTATTTGCGATCGACATTATATGAAACCACAAAGTTTGTGTAGTTGCTTCCAATGGGTTTATTTCAAGCCAATCCATGAAGGCATTAATTTCTTTAATGTAGTTCATCTATTCACCACCTACTTTTATAGGCCAAGGGGGAATAATCCCCCTCTAATTTTCTTCATTCCCTAAACTTTGTAACATTTCAATCAACTCACTTGCTTCTTGCTTTGTAAGTTCTTTACTGCTATTTTTTTGATACATGGATTTTATATAGTTACTCATATTTTGACTATTATAATTTCTTTCTTTTGACAACTTATAGATAAGACTTAACTGTTTTTCACTTGCCATATTATTTTCAGCTGATTTATTTTTAGGCTTTTCTACTTGCCTTTTATCTGTATTGGACTGATTACCGTCACCATCGTCTTCACTGCTGATTCCTAATACAGCAGAAAGAGAATATCTCCTAGCATAAGTTATTGCAGAACCAGCTCCTTGAGCTGTAGCTTTATCTGCCCTTAGCGTCAAGGAAGGAAATTCTATCCACTCCCCTGACTCATGTAACAATGTTGTAGTAACGATTATATTTTCTCCATCACCCGAAGGAGCCTGTACAACACTTAAACCATTTTTAGCTAATACAGGTCTGACTAAGTTTAAGACATCGTTTAAAGGTGCATATTTTGATTTAAAGAATGGATTGACTGCAGTATTATTAGGATTTTTAATTTCTCCTTGAAATTTGGACAATGCTATAGATAAATTCTTAATACTATCTGACTTATTCATCTGCCTGTCCCTCCAATCTGCATATTGCTCTCAAATTACTTTGTTCGTTGAACAATTTATCAAGCTTTATATTTATATTTGCAATCTCTATTTCAAGTGACTTTGCTATATCAGTGTAATTTTTGTAAACATCTGAATTGTCTTTCCTTTCCTGCAGTTCTGCCTGTCTTTTAGTATCATTTGAATATACCGCCTTGCCTTTTTCATCCACTTCATTTGAGATGTCAACTATCTCCATTAGTTCCCATATCTTAATCCGAGCCTTTATATCCTCTAAACCTTGTGTTTTATTAAATAGTTCCAATTTCTTTTCTTCAATCTCGTTCGGTAAATTTAATAATCTATCTTTAATCATCTCTTTACCTCCTTTACCAACTCAGCCAACTCATCCATATCTATTTGCCCTTCTATCTCTTTCCTTACCTTTTCCTTTGCTTTTTCTTCTCTGGCCTTTCTATAACAATAACTCCCATATCCTCTATTTCTGCTTACTTCTGAAGTAAGTTTTCTATTACATCTTCTACACACAACTGAATAGTTGCTTTTCTTCATATTCTGTGGTAGAATATGTGTATCATGATTTTTGTTTTCGACCTTTTCCGGTGGTTCGGGAAGGTCTTCTTTTTTTGCAAATATTGGTCTGAAATCTTTTACCCTACCAGCATAACCGCATATTAACTTCATTTCTGCTCGTCCTCCTTTTCAAAACATTTTTTATAATAATCAAATAGTCCATACTCTTTCAGTTTGCGTACCTTGTTGTAACATGTCCCCACTGTCCTCCCAAGTCCTATAGCAATATCCGTTGCCTTTTCGGTTTTCCACAATCCACATAATTCAGCTAATTCTTCTTTTGTCCACTTCTCTCCATATCGAAAATGAATTTCTGGAGTATATCTAAGCCTATGATTTGATTTTGTGTAGGTTTGTCCATTTTTTGTATATGTTTCAGTCATCTTTCTTTTCCTCCTTCAACAATTTCTTTTGCTAATTGTATGACTTCACTGTATTTTAACTTTGGTTTCTCAAACAATATTTTTGCTGCAAGCATAGCTATTTCTTCTATCTTTTCAGCTTCAGCTTCATCATTCACTGTCTATTCCCTCCCAGCTGATGTGCTGCCCACATTCGGGACAATATTCATTCTGATATGACCATTCTTCACGTTCTATATTGTATATGCCGACGCCTTCTTCACAGCACGGGCAATTGTATATATTGTATATGCTCAAAACCTCTGACTGCTCTTTAGGTTTTTGAGGTATTCGTTTCCTCAGGGCAAGTATTGAAGCATACAGCATCTTCTTTCTCTTACCATTTGATTTTTTATATCTATCCATTAGATAGCTTAATACTTCCTTATCCTTCAACTTTCTTTCCTCCTTTAAAAATAAAAATTTAATACCAGCTCCCATCCGGAGTATAATGTAACCATTTCCCATTTTTAAAAGTTACTTTAAGGTCCCTTCCTAATGGTTTCACGCTCACTGGTGTCCATCCGTCTTTATAATCATTTCCTGCTACAGCTTTATGCCGTTCATTCGTTCTGATTAACAGCTGTTTCTGCTCTTTAGTCAGCTTATCAAAACCTTTTACATTTTCCATGTTTTTCTATTCCCCCTCTTTCTTGATTAAAAGAGAATATAGGAATTCTCTCTGCCTTTTGGCTTCTTCCAGCCTTTCAGCATTAATCATTTCTACACAATTTCTTAATTCTTCATATCGTGCCTTCCACGTTATAACTTCCTCTCTAAGCAGCTTTATTTCATCTTCTAACATTTTAACTCTCTCCTTATCATTCATGGTTAGCCTCCCTTTCTTCGCTTTCCAAGAATATTTGAGTTGCTATTTCACGAAAACTTTCCCATCTTTTCTGCTTCTCTTCCTCTGTGATTTTTGGAGCGACCACATATACGGTCGTATTGCCAAAAACATATTTTTTGTCATAGTGGCGTGGTTCTGCACTATTTTTTTGATTCTTTTTATCCTCCAATTTAATCACCTCACTTTATAATTATGTTGCTATCAGAATGTCCTATGATGATTTTGATTCATAAAATTTATATATCTTCTAATCACTCCTTTAACCTTGTCCCTCTGCCCCCTATGTGGTAAAATTTTCTCGAGGGAGGATTGAATAACATGGATACAATAAAGTTACTAATATTAAACTCAGATGGTTTAGCCTTTGTTATTGCCATAATAACGATTATTTTTACATATTATTTATCTAGGCATACAAGCTCACAAGAAATCATTAAAGAACAACATGAAAAACTTATTTCCCCGATATTTTTTATTTTAGAACCGTATCTATTTCAAAGTATAAATAATGAGTGTTTAGAAAAAGTTTTTCACCTAATTGGCAAAAATAAATCTTTGGTTGATGGTAAGCTACTTGAGATTGCTTATTTTTGTAATGAGAATCCATCTCAAGCTAATTACAATGCACTTTGTGCCTATATAAATAAATCTTATGATAAATCTTGCAAGCGGTTAGGGCTTAGAACTCGTTCAATCGAATATAGATTGAATCGAAAACAATATGAAACTAAGTTATCTTTGTTTATTTATATTTGTTTTCTTACTGTCAAAGGTCTTCTAGTTTTAGGAATGGCTCTCCTGATATTTTTATCTCTCTTACTCTTGGGTTGTTATTTCTTTAGCAGAGTCAAGACCCCAGAAAATGAACCAGTACTTTTGTTAATTGTTTCAATTATGTTTCTTGGCTTGATAAAATATTTTGACATTTAATATCTGTTTTTCTTCATGCCTCTTACTATCATTAGTTCTACTAGTAGAAAAAGGATTCCATATCCAATGCCTAATTGCCGCCCTATATAAATACTTAAAAAAACTATTCCAAGTATTAATATCAGCAAAACCTTCACCTCCTATGGTTATGATTTATTGTCTTTATTCCAAATTTCTCCTATAATATAAGTACAGGCTCTGCCAAGCCGAGTATATTAGAAAGGAGAATATTCCTATGTTTACAGTTTATTTTAAATACACTGATGGTAACGAAGCACTGTGCGATAGCATTAATAAAATAGATATAGAAACTTCCAGCGGATATGCTACAATCTCTAACGAACAGATATTGGCATACCATTTTAGACCGCACGGTACAATGTATCTTTACTCTGATACTTCCAACTATTCTGTATCTACTCACGGATTACTTTATATGGAAATTAGAGAAAAATAATCTACCATCGAACCTCAATACGAAACTTTGTATTGGGGTTCTCTTTTTTAATTTCTTTGATTTTTTTTAGTAAATCTTCCAGTTCTGTGATTGATTCCAAATAAATTAATATTTCAGTATTTGAATCCACCTCTCTCACCTCCTGCCAATTAATTTGTTTATATTTCATTTTGAAATATCGGATCCAAAAAAAATATTATCTAAACTTACCCCTAATACTTCTGCAATTTTTCTTGCCACTACAATACTGGGAGTTCTATTCCCTATTTCGTATTGTGATATTGTTTCTTGACTAAGATTTATGGCATCAGCTAATTCTTTTTGAGTCAATCCCTTTTTTATTCTTATTTCTTTCAAGTTTATCATTTTTCACCTCTCCTATATTTCATTTTGTAATATAATTATATTTCATTAAGAAATGTTTGTCAACACTTTTTGAGAAAATATTTCGAATTGAAATTTGATTTTCATTACAAAATGAAATATAATTATTTCAAATAGTAATATTTAGGAGTGATTATTTTGACATTAGGACACAGAATTAAAATGTTAAGAGAAGAAAAAGGTATTGGTCAACAAGAGTTATGCAATTTTTTAGGAATAGAACAAAGTACTTTGGCAAATTATGAAAACGATAGAAGAACCCCTAAGGCAGAAATGATTTCAAAAATAGCCGATTACTTCGGGACAACATCGGATTACCTTCTATGTAGAACCGATGTTAAAAATCCCTCCGATGAAATATCTGATGCCTTAGAAGATGATAAAGAACTGGCGGACTTTTGGAACAAATTAAAAGAGAGAGAGGATCTCCAATTATTATTTAAGCAGACTAAAAATTTATCTTCTAAAGACATTAAACAAATTATAAGAATAATTAAAGCAATAGAAGATGAAGAGGACAGGGAAGGGGAATAATGGCATAAAGGGGGACAAACTTGATGGATATAGAGGACAATCGTTTGCTCAAATCATTAATGGATAAAACAATTTCTTTTCATGATGTTATGAGTGCTTATAATATAAGGACATTTATAGCGTTTAATCTTTCTGGGAAAATATTAGGCTTTGCATATGTAAGCAGAAGAGGATATTATCATCTGATATTGAACGGAAATGTAAATTATGAAGCACAATGTAAGACTTTCATCCATGAAATAAAACATATTACATATGATTTACCAAAGGCAGGGTACATAATCGGATTGGACATGCAGCATGCAGAAATTGAGATAGCGGCTGATAAAATGGCAGAAAAATTAACTAAGTATTTATAGTTTCAATACATTTTATGTTAAAATTAAAAAAAGAACTCAAGTAAGAGTTCTTTCTTTAATTTAATACATTCTATGTTAAGGTTCAACAGAAGCTATATCATTGGTATTTGCTAATGCATTCAGATTTCAACACATCCCATGCTACGGTTCAACCTCTATCCACTGGTTGCCCATATAATAAATAATCATTTTATATTACTTTATATTATTCCTTTTAGCCTTTAATCTAGCTATATCTCCCCAATTGTCGGCAGTAATTATTTCAACTTTAGACAACCCAGCCTTTATCCTTTTTAGTTCCCCATTAATAGTAACATGCCTATCTGCATTGTTTGCTTCAATATCATCGAGCTTATTTTCCAACTTATCAAATCTATCACTAGTCTCTTTTCTAAAATCTTTTAATTCGCTCTCTAAACTTCCGGTCTTAGATTCCAAGTTATCGATCTTAGAATTTGCTTTATTAAAGCCATCTTGCATTTCACTCCTTAGATTCTCTGCGGTATCCTGTAATTCATTTCTTAAGCCTTTCTTAGTATCTTGTAACTCAACATATATCTTTTCTAATAAATCATAAATCTTTTCATTATTATCCAC